AAGGAAATCTAGCAATCTCAGAATTTCCGGTCACCACAGACAGAGATTTCGTAACGAGAAGCCTAACTAATAAAGTTTATACGACCGATGATCTTTATTTGCCCGTGGTGTTTACTCCGGAAGGATTTTCGGCCGATGCTTCTTCAATAGGGAACATAGAAGCCACTTTAGGGAACGCGGTCCCCCCTTCAATAAGCACCACTACCAATTTACTTTTGGCGGACGGATCAAGTTATCCGGTTAACGGAGTGAGCCCTCTGGGGATTCCTTACTCTCGTTTATATGATAAATATTTCTCAGTAGCCCAAGGGGTGTGTCAATTTGGGAGTGGTCCATTTTTTGTAGATGCGGCTATTTCTTCGGTGGCCCCTACGTATTTTTTCTTATCTAATAATCAGGTAGGAATCCCAGCAGTTCCTGCTGATGGTGTGCCTGCTACTGGCTTTACCTTTTTCCCAGTTACTCCCGGAACTCCTACGGGACATAGATTTGACTGCTATCTTGGGAATACAAACGAGATTTCTGGCCCCACATTAGTTTTCATTTCAAACGTGTTTTTCCCCGGAGACTCTCTTGACTTTAATACTTCTGTAGGCTCTAACCTATCTATTTTTCTAAAAACTGATTTAGGGCGTACGGTAGGTAGCATTAGTGTAACGGGCATCCCCCCGGCTGGCGCTTCCTTGGGTTTTAATAATGAAGGGATCGTGGGTAATCAAACGTATCTTTGGTACACAGTGGATGGAGCGGGCGTAGACCCTGGGCTAGCTGGCACCCCAATTCAAGTTAACCTTCGATCTACTTGGACTACCCAAGATGTTGCAATGGCCAGCTATGCAGCTGCTAGGGGCCATTCTCAAATGAATATTGCCCCAGTCGGTGGAGGGGCTATCCCGCCTGGTGCTAATGTCACGTTTTCAACCGTAGGTAATGGGGATTACTATTTCTGGTATACGGTTGATGGCGCAGGAGTTGATCCTCTCCTAGCCGCTAGAACTGGAATTCAAGTTGATGTTTTGAGTGGAGACTCGGCAAGCGCGGTAACCTTAAAAACACAAGCCGCTCTCAATTCAGTATTTGTTGCCGTACCCGATTTGAGGGGAATGGCTCTGCGAGGAATGGGCGATATTTTTTCGCCGCAAGATACTATCTTCAGCGAATCTCCTTACCCTACCAACCTATTGGCTCATTATTCTCAGATTCAGGATTTTGCTTCTCATAATCATCCCATTTCTGCTGGATCAGGAGGAGGGGCCATCCCCGTATTAGATTTAGTAAGCACTGCCCTTGCTAATACTTTTATGGGAGATGACGCTGGAGGCATATCTACGAGACCGACCAATTTTGGTGTATACTATCAAGTTCGCTATTGAGGTGATTTATGAGCATAGAAGCAGCTAGCGTCTTTCAAATGACGCAAGATTTAAATAAGAGAACCGCTTATGGTTTAAAGTTTTCTTCTCTTAACTATAACGTTAATTTAGCAGCTGGCGTCGCACAATCTTTTGTAGTTCCCTCTAAATTTAATTTTTGGCACGCATTATTTGCGGCCACTCCGGGGTCTACTATTTGGGTATCCGTGGATGGGGCAGCTACGTTGCCCGGAGCCGCATTTGCTCTCAGCACTTCGGAAGCTAACCCTGCATTACGCCAGGTAAAAGCCGGAGAAACTCTTTCGATAATTAGCGCGCAAGCTATTTCTGTGGGAGTTCGGTTGGATGGCCTTCCTCATGGGCGTGTTTAGAAATGGATGAAGAGCTGGAAGAAGGATACTTAGAAGCTGTCGCGGCTAATCTTGTAGCCTATTCACCTTTTAAGTTGCCAGAAAGGGTGGGGGGTAGCAGGCCCCCTCCTCCGGACGGATGTTTTTTCCTGATCGACGATGTGGGTTGGGGATTATTGATTGACTCCAATTTAGACGACTTACTTTTAATCGACAGTTGTGGAGCGCTGCCCGATAGAAATACTACTCAATTACCGTCAGCTCCCCTCCCATTGCAGCCTGATGATGTTTTTGCTATTTCTCAAGGAGGCACCTTAGACGCACTTCAGGTTCCTTTGTCCCAATTACCAGCTTCCTATACTCCATCAAATTATCCCGCTCTTTCATCTACTGTGGCCGGTAACTTAGGTGGGATAGATACTGAGCTTGGTCTTTCTACGGGCTCTGTACGCATAGCAGGCGCCCCTACTGTTCCAGCTACGGTAAACGTACCTGCGACAGGAGCTACCGCGCAAGTGGCCTTTACCACCGCTCAAACGTTCCAGAAAGGGGACGTAGTAATAGGCGCCTCTCCCGACTTCGCTATTCTTCCTAGCACTGAAGGAATTTATGCCATTGATATTAATTTTGAAGTAGATGCAGGGGCCGGTGCAGCTCAAAATTATATTTTTTCTATTGCTAAAAATAACAATCCAATTTTAAGCGCCCAAGCTCTGATTTCTTGTGGTAACAGCCTTTTAGAGAACGGTCGTTTAACATTCATAGATCAAGTTAGTTCCCCCCTTACGGACGGATATGTACTATTTTGTTCTTTAGAAACGCCCGGAACTGCTACTACTCTTACATTCCAGTCTTTTTCTTTTAGCGTTATTCGTCTTACTACCTAGAGACCATTTATGATAAATAGAAATCTGGTCAATTTACCTGCGGCATCTCTTCCTATTTTAGGTGCAGACGAATTCTTTTTATCGAAAGCTTCAACGATTGAGTCTGTAAAATCTACGTTTTCAGAATTGCCGGCTTCCTATTCTCCAACGAACTATGTTCCAGCTTCTTCAACAATTAGCGGTCACCTTCAAGGTATAGATGCGCAATTAGTAGGGGGATTGTCCCCTCAAGCAGGTCGAGTAGATAATGGTGGAGCAGCAGGTGGCTTCATCGCAGTTAATACTAATCTTACAGCAATAAATTTACCGGTGGTGGTGCCTTTCACGGTTGGAGGGTATACGGTTATTCCTTCTCCATCAGGTGCCATTGATTCTAATGCATCCGGAGTTTTTCAGGTGGATGTGGTTCTTAGAATAACTCCTGGAATTACTCAATTATACACTGTGGCTGTCGGCCTTTCTCCCGCCAACCTTTTTTTGACTCAACAAATAGATGGAGTTGCGGCACAAAGAGAGATAGTGAGCTTAGGATGTTTGGTTGATTTATCGGCCGGTCCCCCGCCCACCCCTATTGTGGTTCTGGCTTCTAATGCTGGCGTTGTGGACACATTGGTCGTTGACCAATTCATATTCACTGTTGTCACCGTATAAAATGGGATTTTTCTATGCCTAATTCTCATATCATCCAGTTGCCAGCGGCCACTTTACCTGTTCAAGGCGCAGATGAAGCTGCCACTGCGCAAGGAGCTAGTCTTGTAACCACAAAGACGGCTCTCTCTGCCCTACCCGCTTTTCATTTTCCAGTAAATTACACGCCGGTTAACACTACGATTGCAGGAAATTTAGCAGGAATCGATGCGCAAATAGCCGCCATTGGCATACAAGCTGGACAGGTTAGCATTGCAGCCGGAACTGGCGGGACGACCACGCTTGCCAATCCAGGCGCAGGCGTTTTTGCAGAGATTGCTGTTGTAGCACCCTTTAATTCTTTTTCTTTTGGTGGAATGACAGTCGGAGGAACTCCCGCCAAACGCTTACTCCCCCAGGGAACGGGGGTTTTTAAACTGGTAGCTTCCTTTACTGTTTCGGCTTCTGTGAACCAGGAATACAGCTTTAGGTTTTCTGATACTATCGGAACAACGATTGCTGAAAGTTCTATGAGCGCTGTGGTTAGCACGTCACCCGAAGTAAATCTTTCTATTATCTGGGTTGCTAACGAAACAGTTCCCCTTACGGATGGCTATACCCTAGTAGCAACAGCTATAGGAGGGGTTGCCTCCACTATATCTTTTAGCAGCTATTCCATTACGGCACGCCAGTTGGCATAGAGTGTGATTTCTTAAAAAAATTCGGGGGTATGATATACTATATGATAGATATGGATACTATAACTGCGATTCTTTTTCAAGAAATGTTTAAGCTGCTCCTAGTTACGATCGGCGCACTCTGTGCATTTGGCACATTGAGGGCATTAAATGCTAGATTATCCGATAAAAAAAACAAGAGTTCTGTTTCAAGATGGTGGAATGATTCTTCTACTACGTCACATGACAAGGCTCTTTATTTGTCTGCTCAGCTTATTGGCGTTTGCCTCCTCGTCGGCTTCTGTCTTTCCTAAGAAATACGACCATTATTTCAAGTCGGCATCTATTTTCCTGCCGCCCGGAACCCCTTGGCAACTTTTAAAAGCTCAGTGTTGGCAAGAAAGCCGCCTGAAGCCAAAAGCTGTCTCTCCTGTTGGTGCCGTAGGCCTGTGCCAATTCATGCCTCCTACGTGGAAGGACATGAAGAAAAAATACATGGACTTAAAAACCCCCTGGAATCCTGAAAGTTCTATTAGAGCTGCAGCTCTTTATATGAACGCTCTTAATAAAATATGGAAAGAAAAAAGAAGCAAGATTGATAGGTATAAGCTTGCTTTGGCTAGCTATAACTCAGGTGTGGGTAACGTCTTAAAGGCCCAAGAACTTTCTGGAGGCGCGAAAGGGTATAAAAAAATAATCTCTTACCTATATAAAGTAACCGGTTCACATAGCAAGGAGACGATTGAATACGTAGATAATATTTTTTACAAATGGTTACCACAGATGCTAGCTAGATAGGAGGTTCAGTGTTTCTAAGGCTTGGAATATATTTAGTTATCTTCATATGCGTTCTTGGCATAACAAAAATGTATGGTAAGGCACGCTATAATGAGGGTATTTCTTCGTGCCAAACGCAAGTATCTGAGCAATATCACGATAATGAAGAGCACCTATTCCAATTATACGAACAAGCTCTTCTAACTCAGAAACTTTGGAGGCAGGAAGCATTGGAGGTAGAAAATTTCATTGATGGCCTAGAGGAAATTAGACATGATGAAATTAAAAAAATTGCCGATGCTTCTCCTTGCCAGCACCTTGGTCCTGATGTTATCCAGTTGCTCAACTCGTTCGCGAATCCTAACGCCATCCCACATATCCAAGCTTCACAAAGCGACGAACCAGGTAAAAAGTAGCGTTCCGGTCACTTACCTAATCAAGTGTGAGAAACGTAGGCTCTTCACTGATGACAGTATTCAAACCCTTATTTACACCACTCATTATAACTTTAAGAAGTATGAGGAGTGCCGAATACGCCACAATTACCTGGTCAATTTTCTTATGAAAAAGTAGTCGCCTTTACAATTTCATGTACATGTCCCCAGCTTCTTGAGCCTGCTCAGGACCTTCTTCCACGACATCTTTAATATTTTTAGAGATGTCTATGTTGATTCTAAGAACCTCTCTTTCTTGCGCTATTTTCCATTGAGTACTCTGCTTTGAAGGTCTAAGGAGAGAAGAGGAATCTTTGACTTCCAATATTTCTACACCCCCATCTTCCCTCTCTCTTTCTAAGCCTCTGTTCGCCCTATGATCTGAGTATTTTCTCTTTAATTTATAGGCTGTATCACTAAGCGCCTTACTCGCTTTAAAGAGATATCCCGCTATCTTATTGCCTGTGCTAGCCTCTTCATCAGATATGGGGGTGGGAGAATTTTTCCATTCAGATTGCGCATACTCTGCGTCCGAATTAAAAACCTTAATGTCAACAGAAGGCCTAAAGCAAGAGCTGCATATAGATGAAAAAGGATCTTTTAGGTTATTTCTCTTTACCATCACAAGATGACCAGTCTTCACCTGAAACTCTAACTCTACCTTTTCTTCGAACGCATTTTTTTTAAAACATTTTATAGCCACTACAGCTGCTACGATTATTACTACTACTCCTACACCAATTAATATAAGCGTCCCTGTTTCGCCCATAATTACCTCCGGTTTATAGTTTTTTAATGTTATCCCTAAGTATAGACATGTCCTTAGGGGCTGAAATTCCTACAGTTACGTTATTATTTTTTGAATTTGGAGCCGAACCAATATGATAAATCTGAACTAAAATATCGTCTCCGATGTATATTTTTTCTCCTACCTTTCTACTTACAATTAAATTTCCGATCTCTTTTGTTTCTCCACCCTCCTCTTTTAAATAAACGTTATTCTCTCTTAGATAAGCGCATTCCGAGCATTCTTTATAAGAGTGATCGCATGATCTGCTCCACAAGTCCTTACTTAGTTTTCGCATTTTATTTCTCCTTTACTCCAAAATCTTGTTTAGATTCTCAGATGCTGAGCTTGGCTCAGAAGAGTCAAAGCTTTGAGCGTCCAGTATCTCTCCTTCAGGAATGGAGGCCTGCATATGCTCCCCCTGCATGGATAGGCTGCGATCCCCAATCTCATCTAAAGAAATGGCTTGCTGGAGCTCTAAAGCGAAAGGAATCGTCTTGCAGAGCCTCCTGATTACGGTCTTCTTTGCCATCTCGTCGTAGTCTGTTATCCAAGGGCTGCTGGGCTTCTTCCAAGTAGATTTTTCACCTTGAGGTTTTATGGCTGCTAGATATCCGTCCGACTTATCTCTGATTTTGTTGATCTCATGCCTGCTCATGTACTCGAATTTTTTAAAGCCGTTCTTCATAGTAGCAACCGCGTAGGCTCCTCTAAATTCACCACGATCTTCTCCGTCAAATGGGATGTTTATGCACTTGGGATGGGTTCCTTTTTCAAGCGTAAAGTCATCCTTTTCGTAGACGGCGTCTGTGCTGATGTCCAGTACGTTCCCCCCTCTTGTTGCTAAGGAGATAAGGCCCTTATAGCCAATCACTAGAGAACATAGGTAGCGCTCAATCCACTCGGTTCCTCTCTTTTCGTTTTTACGCCTGGGGATCAAATAGCATTCCCCGAGCAAAGGTGAAGGCGTAAGCCCTAGTTGAGCTATCTGGTAAGCGCACGAGAGGAATGACAAAGGAGTGCATTCTTGAAGCTTAGGAATAAGCCTTAGCTGCGTTTGAAGAGACCGCACGAAAGAGGGTCCCTTGATGTGACTCGGCAGGGCCTTCCTTAAGGAGGCTGTTTGCTTCTCCACTATAACGGATAGCTGGTTCTTTGAAGTGCTCAGCTCGGTTTTAGGCATCTTTTTTCCCCCCTTTTTCTTCGTACTGCTTTTTAAACTTTTCCATAATTTGATCGAATACGTCTTTATTTAGGATGCCGATTCTATTTCCACAAGAAATAATTCCATTTGAGTACTCGAGCATCTTTAATAGGTTTTCTAAAACTTTTTTGGGCTCCTTGAGAACCCCATCTTTTGCTGCCTCAAAACAAATCTTGTAAGTTCCCAGCATATTTTTTTGTAAATCTAAAATTGAATCTTTGGACATCTGCATATCGTGACAAAAGTTCATGACCTCTCTCAGCGTTTCTTCGTTAGTTAGGGTTTTGTTGTTTGGTTTTCTCATTTCTATCTCCATAGGGTTAGGGTTATTGGAAAAAATTCTTTTTGAGTCTAAAAGTTCTAGATCCTTTTTTAGTCTGCTTGAAGGTAGCTATTTGCTCTTCGTTTTGTGAGACTAAAATCTCTGCGTCCTTCATGAATTTCTGAACGCTTACCTTTTTAACAGCCATCTCTTTTTCAACTCCACATTTTCGCTGCTCCAACTCGCGGTACTCGATGATATCCGTTAAGACCTGCGTGTTTGCTACTGCTATTTTTGATTCTGTAGAGTAAGGATATAAACTTTTTATGTCTGTGAGAGTGGAAGGCTCCGGAGGAATCTCAGGAACAACGTGGTTCTCCCAGAAGTGTTTTTCTTTCTCAATTACTTTGTTTATTAGCTCTTCGTTCCTCTTAATGATAAAGACTTCAATGCAGTTTCCGCCGAAGAGTGCTACCAAATACGTTTCCTCAACCTCTAGAACTTCCATGTAATGAATGCATTGTAGTAGGTACGTGTAAGGAACTTGGTCAGTGCCAGCGTCTCCCCACTTATCTGTGTTTTTGTACCCCCCTACATTCTTACACTCGATAATGCGGTTGTTCTCTACGTCTAATCCATCCACGTGAGCGAGCATGAAGGGGTATTTCTTGTGCTTGATAGTTGAAGGAAATTCTATGACTTTATTGTATTTTTGTTGGTAGTAAGGAATTAGAATTTGATTCTCCATCAAGTGCCCAAGCTCTTGCCATTGGGTAATTTCTTGAGGGGGAAGTTCTTGGGTTTTCTCCTGATAGACATCCAATGCGCTCTTCCAAGGGCTAAGCCCGAGCAGTGCACTTACGTCTGATCCTCCTATTCCTTCCTTACGAGCTGCTAGTTCTGATTGAGTTAACATCTTTAAATTCTCCCTGATCCATAAGGAGTACTTTACTTTACTTATTAAGAGTTGTCAAGCTCGCACGTTAACTTGTTAAGGATCTCTTGCCCGCTTGGATGCGGCGGCTGCCTTCACGGCTTCAGAGGGGTTGGATATCCAGTCTATGGAATAGCTGTTCTCTTGGACTGCTGCTAGCTGAATGGCTTCCGAGGGATTGTGGATGCATTCGATGGAATGGCCGTCCTGTTGTACTGCAGCCAACTGAACGGCTTCAGAGGGGTTTTTGATGCATGCAATCGCCCATCCATTCTGGTTAACAGCTGCTAGCTTCATCTCCTCTGAAGGGTTTTTGATGTATGCAATCGACCATCCCATACTTTTAACCGCTTCCAGCTTCACTTCCTCGGAAGGGTTTTGGATGTGTTGAATCTCCCATCCATACTCTTTAACCGCTTCCAGCTTCACTTCCTCTGAAGGGTTTTCAATGTATTCAATCGCCCATCCATTCTCTTTAATTAGCCTTAACTGATCCTCCTCGCTCATCGCTGAGACTTCGGTCTTGTTCATTTTTAGTGATCCGGGTGGCATATCTTATGTTCTTTTTGAACTAATTCGCATGGGTTAGAGATATATAGGATGGCTGTTTCATACTGGTGAACCGCGGCTAGCTGTACTACTACGCTTGGGTGATGGATATATCGTATAGCCCGTCCGTCCTCATTTACTGCCGCCATTTGAACTTCTTCGGAAGGGTCTAAGACCCATTGGATCGACAATCCATTCTGTTTAACCGCTGCTAGTTTCATTTCCTCCGAGGGGTTTTGGATGGAGGAAATCACAAATCCATTCTGTTTGACAGCTGAGAGTTTCATTTCCTCCGAGGGGTGGTGGATGCATTTAATCGCCCATGAATTCTGTTTAACTGCTTCTAGCTTCACTTCCTCTGAAGGATTTTGGATGCATTCGAGCCCCCATCCTTCCTTTCTAACAACTTCCATTTGAACGGATTCGGAAGGGTTATGGAGGTATCGTATCGAGAGAGGGTCGCTTCTAACCGAGGCCATTTGTACAGATTCAGAAGGATTATTTATGTATACAATGTAGCTTTCTAGGTCTATAGGATTTGTTCTGACTAGGGCGATCTGCTCCTCCTCGCTCATCGCTGAGACTTCGGTCTTGTTCATGAGTTCTCCTTTTCAAACCAAGATTTATTGAACCAATAAAGAGATTTTTCATCATCTTTTTCAACGCCGTCGCCGTTCGTATACATACGACTTAAGTTTTTTTGGGCGTGGTGGTTCCCCCCCTTTGCAGCCTTCTCGGCCCAATAAAAGGCATTTTCAAAATCTTTTTCCACCAGATACATAACACTTAGGTTGTGTTGGGCGCATGGGTACCCCCCTTCGGCGGCCTTCTGGCGCCAATAAAACTCTTTCTCTTTATCTTTCTCGACTCCAATTCCGTCCCTATACATAACGCTTAAGTTGTATTGGGCTTCTTCGTGGCCGTTTGTCGCGCCCTTCTCAGACCAATAAAACTGTTTCTCCAGATCTTTCTCAACTCCAATCCCTTGCATATACATAAGGCTTAAGTTGTATTGGGCGTTGGGGTGTCCGCTTTCTGCGGCCCTCTGGCACCAATAAAAATCTTTTTCATCGTTTTGCTTCACTCCCTCTCCGTTCATATACATAACACTCAATTGGTATTGCGCTTCTCGGTCCCCCCCCTCTGCTTTTTCTAATGTTTCTTTGAAAGTTGTTGGATTCATTTGTGCTTCTCCATTGATATGCGGGCTGCTGCCTTCACAGCTGGGGAGGGGTTTTTGATGTATCTAATCGAATCTCCATCCTGTTTCACCGATGCTAGCTTTACTTCCTCAGAATTTTTTTCGTTTAAATGGACGACTGCTAGTACGCCCCTCTCATCACTCTTACACTTTATGGAAATACCTGACGGGTCCAGATTCTTAATGGCGAACTGTATTAAGGCCATAGTAGGATTATCTATATTTAGGATGTTGGCGGGGTGGGACTTAACCAGCTCTAATTTTTCTTCTTCACTCATTTTCGAAGTGTCTACCAGCGGCAACCGACCTTCTCTTTTAGAATAAGATGGGGATTTCTTGTGCTTGATAGGTAAAGGAAACTCTATTTTCATGTGTTTCTCCTTGGATTCTTGTGTCTCTTTCATGCGGAGTAACTTACTTTACTTATTCAGGTAAGTCAACACAAAAGCAGGAGATGAAGAGAAAATAGGGCGCAACCCTCCTAAGCAGGAAGCACAGGGACTCCCTGATTAGAAGAGACAAGGGCTCCATGCCCTTGATTTTAATGCGCAGTCCTTAGCGCATACTGGGAGGGGGTATAAGTGAAGAGTAAGGAAAAAGGAGAAAGTCTTACTTACGAACTTTCTTTTTCGCTTTCTTTGGTTTTGTGTAGGTAGTAGCCATAGGTTTTTTGGCGGTTGCTTTTAGAACTGCATTTGCTTTCCGATTCACGGTAGCTCTTTGGCCTGCGGTGAGCTTCCCTTTCTCAAACATCTGAGTAGCACGCGCCTTAGCATTGGCAGCATGAGAGCGGGAGGGTTTTCCCTGCGCATTTACGAGTGGGTATCTATCCCTTTCTCCCTCTTTTTTAGAAGGAAGAGCAAAGTTGCTGGGCTTACGCTCCAGTTTTGTTCGTTGTTTGTAAGTGAGTTTAGCCATTTTTTACGTGCTCCTAAGAAGCGGTCATTGTATCACATAGGGGCCCGGAGCAAAGTTACTATGTTCACCTTTACTGTCCAGATTGACATTTTGCAAATAGACAGGTATAGTAAATAAAGAGGTGAAGAAGTATGGCAGGCATAACATTCGGCGTAAAAATTGAAATGCGGTTGTTCCTTAATTCAATTCGAGGGACCAGCGGCTATCAACGCGCCAAAGAAAAAATACTAGAAAAGATACGAATCTATAAGCATGTCACCCTAGATTTTTCAAATGCCGTCCCTAGCTTAGAGCATTTCTATCGGCTAATCGGAGCTATTTACATTCAAATGGGACCCATTCCTTTCGGTCGCAGAATCTCTATCATCAACATGAGCAAGCGCGACAAGCTCATCCTAGAAGCACAAATAACAGCAATCAGATGGGAACAATTCCCAGAAGAACTTAGAAGCGACAGCAAAGTCTTTTACGGCGCACTTGCGCCAGCAGTTCATTATTTTGGAAGTCTATACAAGTTGTCCTTGGCCTTGAATGTGTCTAGGCAAACTGTTTATACTTGGCGAGACAAGGAGGGGGTGCCTCTTTGGGCTTTAAAGAATTTAGAAAAAATAAGTCACGGGGAGCTTAATTCCAAGAATATTCCAACTTTTTCACAAAAAGAGAAGGGACCCGGTGGAATACGAAAAAAAACCTCCATTGACGCTACGGATTGCCAGGGAGAAAATTCAGACTTATCTGAAGAATCCTCATCTTCTTCCTAATATATCCTGGAGTCGCGATACTAGAAGAACCCATCGTCTAGAAGGACGAGAAGCGGTCTGGAAAGTGTTGCATGTCATATTATCTCACTTCGATTTGTCGTCGCTTCGATTCTGTGCGGTAAAAAATCGAACCTCCTTCATAAATCTCTCTGTTGATTTCATAGCCTCTAAATCTGGAATGTCCCTAAGGCGCGTAGCAAGAGCCCTAGAGGTCCTTACTAGAGCTGGCTACCTAACATCCCGACAAAGATCCAAACTATTGCGTAGCAACGCTATAAGGGGCCTGAACGCAGAAAGAAAACTCACCACCCAGTTCTTCAAAGACGTGGGAGTGCCAGAGAAGACGCTCACGAATGACATCAGCTACGCTAGACAGAAACTCAACGCAGCCCTCAAAGCTGTCGTAGGAGCCCCCTTTGTGGCCCTAGGCAAAGTATTGAAGAGGCCCAGAGACACAAGACCCTTTTTCTCCAAAGTCTCTCAGGCAGTGATCCAAGAAAAAATAAACCTCCTGAAACGAATCCAACATATGTGCCCCTCCATTCCTATCCCAACACTCCTTAAAGCCTTCAACCTAGGGTGCTAAACCCCACTCCATAGGGTTTCTACGCCCAAAATCCGTCATTTACCCCAAAACACCACTACTAAACCCTCTTTCCACCCCTCTTTCGTCCTCCATAACTACTTATCCACAACTTACCCACAGGGTGATCCATATTCCTTCCCTACATAAAAGTTATCCACAGGTTAACTGTCCTGTACAACTCCATTAACTGTCCCATGAAAAACATAAATTATATATATTAAAGTTAGGGAACACTTCACCTGAAATCCCCCCTCTTAATAACCTGTATCTCAAAAGGATAAGTGGCCTCAACTAATCGCTTCTTTACCTTAAAGACATCTGTCTCAACTCCCTTCACATCTATAAATGCTACCTCCCCATTTTTGTAAAAAACTTGAAAGTCACAAACGTATTTGGTACCACCAGGCAAATGGATAGGTACCTGCTGTAAAAAGAACAGGACCTCCCCTAACTTTTGAAGGAGCTTTAGATGTAAGTAATAATCGCGTTCTAGCTTAGAAGGGAACTTCAAACCGTCTATTTCTTGACGAACAGCACCAAATTTGTGAGTTAGTTTTCTCATATAAATCACCATTTGTAAAGTAAAGTAAAGTGTGTGATAATCGCTATTATTCGATCAGAGAGCAAATGATGACCAAAGTCAATGGGATGACTCTTTACAAGAGAATAGATAAAGACTTCCCCGACGAAAAACTCGTGGATGTAAAAAATCTTGGAGAGGAACTCACAAGAACTGGATACGATCCCGCAGAAGAATTAATCAAATTTGCAACCAATAATTTTGGCAACGAAATTGTACCAATAGGTATTAGATTTAAAGCGGCCGAAATTATATTCTCAAGAATGTTCCCGTCACTCAAAGCCGTTACGCTTAGTACCGTAGATACAGAACAGTTTGTCTTCAATATGATAGGTCCGAAGAACGCGAAGCCACAAGGAGTAACTACAGACAACGAAGAAGAAACAAAACTAGAGGTGCCAGACCAAATTAAAAAACTTCTACCACCAACATAAACCGGAGATCAAAGGAATGACTCACTCAAATGACCTGATAATTATTTTATTAGTAGGAGCAGTACTCTCTCTCATTAAAGTCCTGGGAGGGATAAGCATAGCCTGGTTTTGGATGCCCGCCCTGGCAGTTATTATAGCCTTTTTACTACCCTACCTTTTCTATTTCGTCTTAACTAAAATACTTTTGTTTAAAGAAAATCAATAAATAATAGGAGCAAAAATGGTATTAGCAATACTAGGAATTTTAGCCGTACTTAAACATCAAGAAGTAATAACGATGGGATGGGGATGGATTACCCTCTTATCTTTTTTAATCACGTATGTAATCACCTCTCGTTAGGAGAAATACCATGGATAAAAACCAACTTAAAAAAGAACTAAAATTTGATAAAGAAGCATTCCTACACTCCGTCTCTACGATCTTCCAGAGCTATGAAAGATACATGCCAAACGAAGACCTTATGAGAATAGAAGATAGATTGGAAATGCTGCAAGATGTGCTCACTATGGCCGCAGAAGAAGTTGACGAAAAACAAGCCATGCTTAAACGGTTTCTTAAGGATAGGAAAGTTGGGGATAATTTATGATTCTAACTGAATTAGAAAAGGGGGATAAGCTGGAGATCTTGTTAATAGAAGATAAATCTTCTTTATTGAAAGGGAATGTATTGAGGGAAAAATCTCGCGTGTATCACACCCTAAACAGGGGAAGATTTTATAGAGTAAACCATCTCCAAAATTTACTTAAAGAGATTCGATTATTGATGGAGGAGATGTGTAGGTATATGACATTTATGGGACGACAAACCTTCAGTGGTGGCTCTATTGGAGAGGTGAGTTTGCATCTTAATAAAATGATAAATTCTAGATGGAGCCGGCTTAATCCTCGGAATCATAAAATATTACAAAATCTTGTAAATAAAAATTTACATGAAATTACTGAAGGCCTGGGACTCGCATTCAAAGATTATGATCCCTCACGGTATGGCTACCTAGGTGAAACAGTTTCATTTGAACAAGCTGCCAGGAAAAGCAAATGAGTTCCCCTAAACCAATAAAAGATGGATCGGACCGCACTGAAATAAATCACACTTTATTGATGGCAAGAGGTCGAGTTCTGGATTGTATGCGAGATGTGCTTGGTGACCTATGGGTGGGAGAACTTTATAGAATAAAACCTCTAAAAAATTTACTTAAAGACCTTAGACTATTGGCAGACGCAATGTGTAAATTTATTGGGCACCATACGGGACACGAGAGCTTCCTTTGTTCTCTCCCGGAGGTGACTTTTCAGATTAATGAAATGATCAATTCCAAATGGAGTCGCTTCAATCCCATGAGTCATAAAAGATTAAGAGGGTTAACTAATGAGCTTCTAATGCAAATTCAGGAGTTCATGGGGGAGAAAAAACTATAATGGAATATTGGGGGTCTATTGAATGGACTAAGAAACATTACTTATATCACCTTCACTACTGGGCAACGTTTAAAAAATGGTATGGAAAAGATGATGTGAAGAGGCTTATTAAGATCTGTGCGGCACTATATATCCCGAGCCCCAGCTGTCTGATGGCGGTTAAATCAGTTTTATTAATACTGAAAAAAATGAGAGATTCTACTTTGTATAGATGGAAAATAAAAAATCGTAGGAGATTGAAAGAAGCTCTCAAAAATCTATTAGAAGGAGAAACAGGATGGGAAAAGGAGATGAAAAACTATGAGTTCCCCTAAACCAATAAAAGAGGAAATCGAGGAATTATTTAACCACGAAATTGAGGGCGAAAAGGAAACCTGGACCTCTCTTGAAGTTAACCACAACCCACTAATGTTCTTCGTCTATATACCTAAGAAAATGTTCTACGTTTCTAAAAAAAATTGCACCAGAGTATGGAATAAAATTAAAAGCATCTTTAAATAATTAATAAGGAGAGGCCCTATGGGTTCAAATAATGAGGAATTCATTCCCACCGTAATCGAGGAGGAGTGTAGCGTATTTGTGGCATGGCAAATAGCCGATCAAGACATGGACTTAACCGATCCACTATCCCCCTGCGTAGTCCCAGGTAGTAAAAATCGTTTACTTCATCTTGATGCGAACTTCTACAGGCTTGAAAATCTTAAGTTCTCATTTTTTAAGGTTATGAAAAATAATAGCTTGTATTTAGAGGAGTATTCCGAAGAAACGTATGCCTTCATAACCTCTCTAATGGAGAAAATGATAGCTTCATTCTGGGTTAGGGTTAATCCTATAAATCAAAGAAAATTAAAAAAAGCTATTCGTAATTTTATAAACAGTTGGAGAACTAAAAAACTTTAATAAGTTTCCCTAAACCACAAGGAGAATGTCATGAGAACTCAAAAAACGGATTTTGAATCATATCAGTTCCACTCAGTAAAATACCTAAGAAATCAAAAACCTCTCTCAATTGAACAGTACTGGAAAGAAGCTACAGATGTTTATCGACTCGCAGAAAGAGAAGAAGACTCCCTTAAAAAAGAAGCGCTCATGGATGAGTTCAAACACAAGTCCGATAGCTTGAAAAAACTACTTAAGGTGGAGAAATAAAATGGATATTTCAAACGTGTTCCAGGAAATACAAAAGGTCGAAGATAGTATGGAGGAGATTATCTCCGCTTATGACCACTTCACCGGAAGACTATTTCACGAAGAACTCGTGGAAGAAGAGTTTTTCCTGAAAATATATGAGCTCGCAGAGCGCGTCGGAGAGGAGATACGCGACTATTATTACAAGACCTATGAAGAATACCTAAGCGTGCTAAAAGAATGCAATGAAGCATATAAGCGAGAGGGACATATCAATACCTCAAAACCTAAAAGAAGATACGAAAATACATTCAGCAAACTAAAAGTGGGGCTAATGTGACTGAGATCATCTCTCTAAAACAAGCCGTTCGTAACTCCATAAAATCAGTCTTTGGACTCAACGACATCGAACTAGAGATGGTGGAGCAGGAAGGAACAAAAAGACTTATGGACCTGTGGATCACCACCACAGAATGGAAACAACATAGAGCAGTTCTTAAGCCAGGAATAGCACACCTAAAGCTCGATGGGGGACAAAGTATCTTTGAGCTTTTGTGTGAAAAAGTGATTAATAAGGGAGTTATTTTAGGTGAAGGAGAACCCGCCAGATTCCCGCCTGATCTCTTTTTACACCCAAAAAGGTAGTGACATTACTTTAAATATAAAGTAAAGTAAGGATAGTTAGGATTGTTTAACTCAAAAACAGGAGCAACACATGATCAAATCAGAATCTTTCAGCATATCCCCCGACTTACCTTGGGAAACCGACTTAGAAATCCCTCCTTACGTGGAATGGCCTCTTATGCCCACTCCTGAGCGCCCAGACTTCTGCGATAATCCTTGGGAACTTGATGAGGAGGACGAGTGATGGAAACATCTGACGATAAATTGGAAAGACTTTCATCTTTTATTGAATATATTAAGGCTTCCGGGGGCGCTAAAAAGGCCCATTCTAAAGACTGGAAGTATATTTACAAACTTATGGGGGAAATTGTCGAGCTGACTAAAAATGAGAGAATGGCGTATGTTTCTGTAGATGGTGCTGATTTGCAGTCCAGTGTGGATGGGATTTGTCTACGATTAGACAAGCTGGAGCAAGTTCTTTCACTTTGCTCAGCTTCACTTTGCTCAGCATTTACACCAAATGGCTGTTCCTGTACGCCGGAGCCTTTATGACAATGGAAAACAAATCGGAATGGGATATAGCAGCTGAGGATAAACTGGATCAAATTTTATCTTTTCTTACCCGAATCAAGCGAGAGGGAGGGACTGAATATGCTAGTCGGACCGAGTGGAAGTTTCTTTCAGAAACGGTTGAGGAAATGATCAGCCTCACACAAGAACACCGAAGACAAAAAATATTTCGTGACGAAATAGATGATATGGCTCGGCGATTAAACAAACTGGAGAGAGAGCACAATGACTGAAACATCTGACGAAAAGCTGGAACAACTTTTGTATATTTTTTCAGATGTTAAGGAGAAAGGAGGTACTAAAAAGTTTACGGCTAACGACTTAGGGTATGTTCACCAACTTACGGAAGAAATGCTAGAACTTATTAAAAATGAGAAAGAAAAAGCTCTGGAGCGCGATAGAAAGGTTAAAGAGTGCCCCACCATTATGGACTTCATTCGACGCGTAGAGAAAATGGAAGAAAAGGTCGCAAGGTTGGATGAGATTAAAGGGTTGAAAAAAGAAGTAGCTGATCTTTGGGGGCGAGTAGAGCAAATTGAAAGGGGGAGAGATGACTGAAACTTTTATATTAGCGCTGCAATCTATAATCCTAATTATTGTCTTTATTAATAGGAGAGACAGTCGTAGCCACGATAAAAGATGTGAGGTGGAATATAATGATATGAACAAGCGCATTCGGCACCTAGAGAGAGACTTAAGAGAATTCCAGAGGAGCTTAGACAATGAATAAAACATCTGACGATGAGAGCGAAAGCGTTGATAGCGTTAAATGGTGGCGCAAAGAATTACTTGAGGTTGGTTTGAGAGGAGAGATATTGGAAGAAGTTCTCGCAAATCTAACAGGGGAGGAAAAATGACTGAAACAGTTGCGCACGTGCTATTCATTGGATTTGAAGTTTTGGTAGTTATTTCTATCGTCGGTTGTATTTTATTCGCAGTAGTATTTGTACGTGCCATGCGGATTATAAGTAATATTAAAGAACACATAATAATTCCTAAACGGCGAGGAGAGAATGATGAATGAACTGTTTGGAGAAGGTGAGTTTTACAAAGATGTTAAAGAAATTTATATGAACTTTGACCTACAGAAAAGTAAAACTCATTTCTTGTTTTTGAAAGAATGTGATCTGGTAGTTTCAACTGTTCCGATCGCTAAAAAAGGAGGGGAGACCTGCGATTTGTGGTATCCATTATCTATCAAAGATATCTACCTCCAGTTAATCTCCGCTGCGGGTATGCACTACGATAATCATTGGTCTCCCGAGAGATTGTTTATTCCTCAGTACACTCCGGAAACTTTTTTAGATCTTAGAGACAGCTACTTTAAGAGAGAGGAACAGGTTTTCTGGATTGTGCCGCGCTCAAGGATAGCGGACGTTGTTCAAGAAACGCGTAATCTTTTTCTCTCGTTTTCTAAAGATATATTCTTTTCTATGCCAACTTTAAATACCGAAGCTGCGGTATTCAGCAAATGTGATTACGGTAGGGCTATCGAATGGTCTATCGAGCGCGGAGTTCCCTCTTTGCCTCTCAAAACCATTACTCATAGGTTGTTTAAGGAAGGAGAGAGAGGAATGTGGAGCTCTGATGCGGGAGATTACCCGTCTCCTGAAGAAGTTTGTGCGAGCTTGGATGGTGCGCCTCTTTATTATGATTTTCCCCAGTCCCATCCTTTTCTTATTCGTTGGCTTAGAAAGACGCCTGATATTTCCCATGTATTCTCTCAGCTATTAGGACCAGCGGGGAATCTAGGCCACCATATTTTTAGGGAAAAATTCAGAACTGCAAAGCTAATTGAGGGTACACAAGAGTTAGACTCGGACTTGTCTGGCGTTCTAATGCCACGTTGCACTCTCGGGGTAGCCATTCAAGGTAAGTGGGAGTTGAACGTTTCTATCGACGAAGAGAACGCAGAATACAGTTGGGTCATCACGCCTCCTAAAATTGTTAGGTTCACCATCCCTATGTCCCAGGCATAAGCGAGTTAAATTTATGAAATGATAACCAACTTTAGATATGACGATATCGGACTAGCTTTTTTATCTGACCGTACCTCGGATGTGAAGCTCCTTAAGGGGCCCGCTGGGTGTGGAAAGTCCTCTATCGCCCTAGTTTCTATGGTTGATTCTACTTTATATCAAAAACCCTGTTTTGACGGCGTTCGTCGTTCTAAATGGGTAATTGTAAGAGATACCTACGCAAATCTACACGACACTACGGTGCCAACCTGGCAATCGTGGTTCCCCTCAGAATATTTTGGAAGACCCATTGGTCAGGGAAGAATCTATCACACCCTCACCTTTCCGGGGGTTGAAATCCAGCTCATCTTCATGGCCCTCGAAAGACCAGAGGACGTCGTAAAGCTCAAATCTTTAGAAGCAACAGGATTCTATCTGAACGAGTGTCAATTCATTAAAAGTCCTGCGCTTTTAACAGATGTTTTGGAAAGGACCATGCGTTATCCCAGTCGTAAAATGGGAGGAGGATTAGGGAAAAGACTCGTCATCGCAGATTGTAACCCTCCTAAGACGAACCACTGGATATATCATTTCTTTGAAAGACAAAAACGATCTGGGTGGACTCTCTTCGACTATCCTCCCGCTGTTGTTCTAGCTACGGCAAAAGATCAGCTAAAAGAAAACGAGTACGCCATCGATTTAGAGGGTAACAAATGGAAAGAGAACCCGGACGCCGAGTACACTCAGTACACGTCTCCCCCAGGCTATTGGCTTAACAATGCGCGTGGCGCTGCCACGGATTACATTAAGGTGAATCTGTGCGGAGAGTACGGAACCGTACAGTGGGGCCATCCTGTCCATCCTGAGTTCAATGATTCAATTCAATATAGTCGTGCCGATCTTAAGGCAATCCCAAACCTTTCCATTTGTTTAGGCTGGGACTTTGGCAACACTCCTGCGTGTGTGGTTATACAGAGGCAGCCGGACGGCAGGATTTTCGTGCTCGATGAATTTCCCACTGTTCAGGATTTCTTAAGGCCCTTCCTTTCAGACACCGTGATCCCAGTTTTGGATAAAAAATACCCGTGGTGGAGAAATAACCATGTGAGTCGTCATGATCCTTCTGGGATGGGAAGTACGGCTGATGGCAAGACAGCATCCATAATCCTAAAAGAACACGGGGTAATTTCTAAACCTGCTGCCTCAAATAGTGTAGAATTCAGAAGAGATGCATTAAAATATTTCTTAACACGTATGATAAAGGGTGAACCCGGCTTTCTTCTTTCAGAAGGCTGCCACACCATACGTGAAGGCCTCTTGGGTGATTTCCACTACGAGGTTCTTCCAACTTCCCGATGGGACAAGATTCCTTCGTTGAAACCTGTTCCCAAAAAGAATCACCACAGCCATGTATGCGAAGCCTTAGAGTATGCCTTTAGTGAATATCGGCCTAAGAAAATGAACAGTAATGATGAAGCTGTCTCTAAGTTTGAGCAAAAGTTCGCAGAGTCTGCCTTTAGAACAGCAGAGCTCTATGCAAATAGGTGGTGAAATTAAGTAAAACCAATCTTAACCTACTATAAAATTATGAGTGCTAACCCCTACCGTACGGAAGAGGAACTGAAGCTGATAAAAAATAAGCTTGAAGATTCCTACAACTATTTCAAGCCAAATTACGATAGCTTCCAGTATTTCATGAAGTTTGTTTATCAAAGTAGCATTAGTGATGGAGATGAAGCTCTGGCTCGAGAAACTCAATGCCCCTCTATGGAATTCAATATTACGGAAGCGCCTGTTAACGAGCTCCTAAGAACGTGGGTTGATCAGGAACCTTCCATAAAGGTTGGTTCTCCCTCAGAAAATCCGAACGATGCTGAGCAGGTAGACGCAATAGAAGGAATTCTAAGAGAAATCCTAACGAGTTCATCTCAGAAACAAATGTTGTTTGATGCTATGCGCGAGGTAGTGGTTGGTGGTTTTAGTTTTCTCAAAGTATTTACAGAGTACGAGCATGATCGTTCTTTCGATCAAGTAATTCGAATAGAAAAAGTTATAGATCCCACACTTGCATATTTTGACAAGAAAGCCACCAAGCGATCCAAGTGCGACGCAGATTTCTGCGGAAATCTCTTCCCCATGTCCATAGAAGAATTTGGAGAAAAATTTGGCTCCAAAGCTTTGAAGAAAGAAATAGGGAAGGAGCGTGGTGATGAAGACTATCTAGAGGCAACTGGCAGCACCAACGTTGGTTCTTTTAACTTTACGCTTCGGAGTGGTAACAGAAGCATCATTTTGGTAGCTGATCATTATCAGAAGAAGAAGAAAAAGGAACGCATGTATGAGATTGAGGATGAGAGCGGCCCTAAAGTTATAAGCAAATCTGAATACGATAGGCTCTACGGCTCTTTTTCTTTGGTGATCCCTCCTAGAATTTTGAGGGAACGGACCACGATTGTTACTCACATCTATCGATATTTGCTTACTGATAACCAAATTCTATCCATCGAAAAAACCAGTTACTCCATGTTGCCTTTAGTCTTTTTGGATGGAAACTCAGTTCGTCTATCCCAAAGCGAAGCTAGTGGTACCGGGCAGCTCACCCAGTCTTATGTCAAAAACTTAAAGTATCTCCAAGAGATGAAGAATTTTGCGGGAAATACTATTTCGGCTGACATGCAGAGTCTTCAGATGAGTCAAATGATGATGCCTAGAGCTGCATTGCCTAGCCAAGAGACCTTTTCGGAAGCGTGGCTTAAGACTCGAAAGGCTAGTCTTCTGGTGTACAACCATAAAGATGATGACAACCAGCCTGTTCCGACGCCATCTCCTATGCCACGCCAGCAGACGCCCCCTCATGTATTAGATTCTTTCCATAATATGAGTGAGGTAGCCAATGTTTTATCTAGCACCCAACACTCTATGATAGAGAATCGTGGTCCTATCAGCGGCAAAGGAATCATTGCTTTAGATCGTCTCTCGACAGCTTCTGCCCTCCCTTATTTTTTCAATTTTGTAGAAGATGGGCTAGCTCAAGTTGCTCTTATTTGCATGGACTTGATCCCTAAATACTACGTGACTGCTAGAACGGTCCCAGTTAAAGATTCCAATGGGAGTCGCGCTTATGTAAAGGTCAATCAAGAAGGGGGGCCTTCTCTTAATTACGATCCTCACGGTTTGTCTGTGGATATAACTCCTGGCCCAAGTAACTCTCTAAGACGCCAAGAAGCTCTAGAGACGATGATGGGCTTAAGTAAGGCCTATCCAGCCATAGGTAAGTACATAGGAGAGACACAGCAAGGTATTGAGCTCCTCTTAAACAATCTAGAGATAAAAGGAGTGGAGTCGCTCAAGAAAGGTGTTGAGCCCTATCTTAAGAAGTTGGAGCAGCAGTCCCAGATGGCTATGCAGACTCAGCAGATGGAATTGGCTGAGCGTCAGAAGCTTCTCAAAGCTCAAGACCCAACTCTGCTGAAGGGTCAGGAGATTCAGCTGGCTGCTAAAAAACAGCAAGAAGAGTATGCACTGCAGCAGCAGAAACTTCAGACAGAAACTATCTTAAGTAGCGCTAAGGCTGCCGTGGAAAAACAGAATGCTGATACTAAGGAAGTCGATGCTCTTACCAAGCGCATGAAAGTATTTGGTGAGTTAGGTTTAGATTCTCAAAAAGCTTTGCTAGAAAAAGAAAGGCTTGAGTCTGAAGAGAGTCGTTCAGCAGCTGATGCTTTAATGGCGGTTGAAAGAGCTATGAGTAAGGCTTCCGAAAAGGGGGATAAAAAATGAAACAGAAAGAGCGAAGACGACGCAGGGAGAAGGAACGAAAACTACGAAGGGAGACAGAATGGGCGCGTGGGATGCTTGAGGAGTTGCGGATCATCAGACCTCTACAACAGGTTAAAGTGTCTTTGCTAGACTCTTTTAAGGAGTGGCCCGTTAACCCTTATGGTGACATTTCAACGAATGTAAAGTGTGAATAACCTGTTAATAAGTTGTTAATAACCTGTTAATAAGTTGACTTTTCTGGTTTAAATTGTATAATTAGTAGCACTTCCAAGTAGGTTTTGTTAGGTGGTTTTGTAGGCATATGAAACCAATTACCTCTTCTCAGAGGGTATTGTGAGACGCAGACAGCGTTAAGTCGACGACGGCAGTCGTGTCCCGGTGTGCGGGTTAAATCATAGGTAAAAATTATGTCAGTAGAAGAAAAAAATGGGGGTTTAAGTTCCCCTGAAGTAAGTGCTCCAACTCCTGATACTCAAAAGTTTTATAGCGAGGCCGAATATCAGCAAGGTCTTAACTCTGTCGCAAGCAAAGTTAGGAAGGAAGCTTCTGATCGAGCAGCTCGTCAGTACCAACCGACTAGCGCTCCTCAGCAAAATTCCATGCCTGATCTAGAAGCCATTGCTAAACAAGCTGCTGAGAGAGGGACGCAGGAAGCTCTAAATAAACTATATGAGCAGCAGCAAACTCAGGAAAAAGAAAGACAGAAACAAGACGCTTTGGCGGCCGTTAACTCGTATAAACAAAAGTTATCGGAAGGAGAGCAGAAACATAAGGACTTTAGGACGGTCACGAAGAATCTCCCGTTAGATAAAATGCCGGGCATTCTCCAGGCTTCCATGAAGAATCCAAATGTTGCTGCCGATGTTGTTTATCATCTCGCTAAGAATCCAGCTATTGCTCTTATGGTAGAACAAAGTTATGGCTCTGGATTGGAAGAAGCTGCTGATGCAGCTATTTCTGATCTTATGAAGAAAAGTTCTCCTGACGTCCAACAATTTACTGATGCGCCTGCTCCTTTAGACCAAATCTCACATTCTCCCGCTCACAAAGGCGGAGATCCTCAATCGGTAGATGACTTTTTAGCTTATTTTTCAGAGAAATAAACTAAAAAAGAGTTTCCTGGTTGAGTAATTTGATCAGGAGACATCATGGCTTTACCTACCAATATCCTTCAAACTGTACAACGTTATATGGACGCGCAGCTTGCGTGGCTCATTAACTATTCTGTTGTTCTTAATCCAAAGACAGGTATTGCAAACACTCGGTACAAGGAATTTAATAAAATTCCTGGCAACTTAGGGGATACTGTAACGTTTGATTTGCCGCCTAGAGCCCAAACTCAAGAGTCTTTGGTGATTTCCAATCAGGGAAGTGAACAAAGGGTTCAGTCTTTATCTGTTACCCAAGCTCTCAGCTCTAACTACACCTTTAATGCCGAACAGTACATCTTCAATGTGATGGACTACATGGAGAAATTTGGTAAATCTCGTATGTATGAGATTGGTGCCAAAATGGAAAAAGATTTGTTACGTCAGGTAACAAGTTCCTTTGTTGTTAGAAACGACCAGTCACCCAATAATGGTCAGGTCGTCGACGTTACCTCCGGTCCTTATCGTTTCTTTACTAATGGTTGGACTATTGGCGACACAGCTATACCAGCTTATAACTCCGTTACCCAGTTGGCTCGTTCCCGCGTTCAGTTCCGTAACTACGGTGCTGCTCAAGATCAGTGCGTATCTATCCTGCCTGACATCATTCAGCCAGACGTTGTTGGTAACGCATTAAACCAGTTCGTAGAAAAAAGAAACTCTGACTACGCAATGGGTTGGAAGATTGGTAATCAGGGCGGTTGTGATTACTATCAGACTAACTTACTGCCCGACCATCAGGCTGGTGCAGTAGGAGACGCGGCTAATCCTGCAAACGTTCTTACAGTAGTTTCAACCAACGAAGTAAATGGCGTAATTACTGAAATTACTTTCAATAGCCCACTTCTTAGCCAGACAGGCGCTCTAGTTAGTGGTGATTTAATCCAATTTGATGAGACGAATAACTTCCGTTATTTAACCTTCATTGGCCATTTCTTGAGTGATTTCGCGGTTCAGGTTCGTTGTACTGCAGACGTAAATACGGATGGTGCTGGTAATGTTACGGTTCCAATTTATCCAGCTTTGGTTAACACGAGCGCTGATCCTAATCAGAATATAAATCAGTCGTTGCTCGCAGGAAGAACTGCTGGTGTAGTTCCAAGCCATAAGGCTGGCGTCATCATGTCCGGCAAACCTTTCTACTACGCTTCTCCAGAACTTCCAGACGAAATTCCTTTCCCAACTGTGCATAAGTCTCATGAAGGAACAGCTATTTCCCTCCGAAACTATTGGGGAACAGTCTTCCAGCAGAATCAACGATCCTACGTTTATGACGTGATCTACGGTTCTACCTTGGTCGCTGAAAATAGCATGCGAATCTGCATACCTACCGGGAACGTCTAATGGGAATAGAATTTGCGTTGCAGAGCGTAAATGCGCCGAGTTTATATGCTCAAGGCTGCGTTCTTTCGTCTCCGGGACCCACAACTCTCTCACTTTCTACTGGGAGAGTTCGGGACTCCACGAACAGCTTTGACATAGTAGTAAATCAGCCTCTTAGCGTGACTTTTACGACTCCAGAGCTGGCAGCCAATAATTGGTATGCTCTCTATTTGGCTTCTTCTAAGCTTCAAGCTGCTCAGCCTAGGCTAAGCGCAGTTTTTGAGGGCATGTCTTCCACGGATAACACTCCTCCTCCCTATGAAGTGTTTTCGGAGAAGGGGATTACTTATGACATGAATCGTTTTGTTGGCTGGTACTTCGTGGATGGTACTCAACAAATTAGACCGTTTAGGATGGTACCTACGGGTGGTAATAGTAGAACGGTTTATTGGGATCTACCTTCGGTAGACCTTTCGGTAAACAACACAGTCTTCGCCTTCAACCAAGGAAATCTAGGGGCTTCTATTCCTCCAAGCGCTCTTGAAGTAAATCTGAAGATGGATGTTCTTAATCCCTCAATAGTTGAGAATGGCTATATAACTTATTTAAGCACGGAGCCACCCACGTTACCTGACTACTTTATGTGTGTGAATGCGCTTCCTACTTTGCCTGATCCAATAGAGTTCAGAATATTGGTAGGTCGAGATGTCTCAGGAAATCTTGGGTTTGGTACGATAGTAAGTGCTGCTGCAAGCAATTTAGAACTTAAGGTTTTATCTTGTCATTACTTAATCTAACCGAGAATTCTAATGGGCACAGAGCCATTTGTACGACAAGTCGTAAATGCTCCAAATCTTTATTCGCAGGGGTGTTTGCTGGAAAAAACGGGACCGTTATCGGTATCAATTTCTAGCGGTCAGTTAAGAGACAGTAAAAACTTTTTTGACATAAAGGTTTTGTTTCCCTTGGCTATAGATTTTTCTGTACCTGGGTTAGGTGGGTTACAGAGTGGTGCCGCTGAAGCAAATACATGGTATGCAATATTTGTTTTATCTTCAAAACTTCAGAATGCTCTTCCACTCGGGATGGCGGTAAAGTCTGATTCTGTGGATTCTCTCCCTTCTATTGCTGTCCTAAATTCCGGTTCTTCCGGTAAATCCTATGACATATCTAGGTTCTTGGGATGGGTGCGCACAAATGCATCTGTGGAGATAGAAAATTTTAAGATGGTTCCAACTGGCGGGGGATGCCGGAAAGTATTTTGGGAACAGACTTCGGTTGCTCTAACTTTTGCCAATACAAGCTTTCAGTTTGATACGGCTACCTTGAGTGACTGGGTTCCACCAACAGGTCTTGAATTTGAAGCAGTTGGCACGATGCTTGGTATACCTCCAACTTCACAATATGACGCCCACGTTACTTTTGTTCCTACAGAACCACCAACAATAAACGACTATTATTTTGATTTTTCGGTTTTGATAACTGAGTTTGGAGAAACTTTTTTCTCTATGCCGGTTGGAAGAAACGCGCTAGCTAATAACGCCATGGGTATTGGGGGTATTGTAGATTCCGCTACAGTCCCTTTGAACATTTCTATTCTTTCGTACACCCATTTAATTTAAAGGAGATAATAATGGCCGTAGAACAAAAATTTGTAACTCAAGTTGTTAACCAAGGTAGTCTTTACGAACAGGGATGCTTAGTAGAGCCTCTTACCGCAAATACTCTTAGCGTATCGGCCGGACAAGTGCGAGATAGCACCAATACGTTTGATATGGCATTGTCACAAGACTCTATTTTGGATTTAAGTGTCTCCGGTGTTAATGGACTTCAACCAACAGAAACATTTTCAAACGACACGTGGTACGCCATTTTTATTATGGGTTCCAAGTTAGACGCTCTTCAGGTAGCCACTATAGCTGTTACATCAACTTCTCCTAATGAAATTCCATTTCCTAAAGATTTACCCCTTTCAAGTGATCAAACTTATAATATTTTTAGATTTATTGGCTGGGTGAGAAGCGGGTCTTCCGGACTCCTACAGTACACCATGATTCCTGGTGGTGTTGGGAAGAGAAAAGTATATTGGAATGATTTGACTGCCACCGCGGTTTCTTTTACAAGCGCCACATATGCATTTATGACTGGATCATTTGGAAGTCTCGTGCCACCAACTACCCTAGAATTTGAAGCGCAAGGGGTCTTACTAAATCTTGCTGGTGTGACCCCCTTTACTGCTGCGATCAGTCAACGAGTAACTGATCCGGGACCCACCAGCGCTTATATATTTCAATTTGATTCTCCTGTTGCTGTGGGTGGTGGTATTGGAAGAACTTTCTTATCCATGGCGATTGGAAGAGACGGAAGTGGTAACGCCGGGATCGGTGGAAGAATTATAGCCGGGGATGGTGGAGGAAACTCTCTCCAAATTCAGGTAAGTAGTTTCACATTCTCAATCTAGGAGTTAATTTTCATGTCTATAGAAAAAAGAGCTGTTCCTGTAGTAAACAAAGGATTTTTGTATGTTCAGGGATGCCTGTTCACAGTAGCTGGCAATGCAGCCATTTCTGTAGGAACGGGACAGGCAAGAGATAGCACTAACACCTTTGATATGGTGGTTAATTCTCCAATTACTTTAGATTTAACTACCAATGGTTTAAATGGTTTATTGGCTGGCACTGTGGCTCCTAACAGCTGGTATGGCGTTTTTGTTCTCCAGTCTTCTTTAGCCGCTTTAGTCCCTAAGGTAGTTGCAGTTCTAGAAGATTCTCCTGACTCCATTCCTTCGGTTCCTGTAATAAATTCTCCTTCTGGCGAATCCTACGATATTCACAGATTTGTAGGGTGGGTGTTTGTCAATGTTAGTACGGAAGTAGAAAGCTTCACGATGATTGAGGACGGATTGAATTCTAGAACTATTCAGTGGGAGAGACACCTAGAAAACGGACAGCTGGATTTTTCTAATACCTCTTTTGGATTTCAAATAGGTGGATTCCCCCTTCAGGTTCCTCCTACAGCAAAAATATTCTCTTTTATGTCTACCTTGAGTAACGCAGGAGGGGTCGATACACAAGCATTTTTCACCCCATCAAATACTGATCCCGGGGCGAACGGAAATTATTATTTTAATATATGGGTGGAATCGACTGTGCAGTTTGCTAATAAGTATATTCGTATGCCAGTTGGAAGGGACGTAGCCGGGCAACGCGGAGTTGGAGCCTTTGTAGATACTGCGGGCGGTCTAGTTTCTGTTTTAACTTTGGGATCGACTTACTCACTTACGTAGAAATTAAAATTGGGAGAGGATAGTGGCTATAACGACAAGACAACTTATAGATTCTGCATATAAGTTTGTTGTTAACTCAGAGGAACTAGATACTCTCAGTCCAAAGCAAGAAAGTCAGGGGCTGATTCTGTTGAACCAGCTCCTTGATTTCAAAACAGCTGAAATTTCTCAAATACCTTATTACCAGCCTTACAACTTTACTGCTGTAGTAGGGCAGGAAGAGTATTTCATCCCCCTACTTGTCTATCCATCAACCATAACTTTTACACTCGGGACGGTACGGTACGAAATAGATATTATTCAGAGGAAGCAATACAAAGGATGGGGTCGCGCTAACAACATTACGACTCTCCCCTCTCAAGCTTATTTTCAGCGTACGTTAAATGGAACAAATCTATTTCTATATCCTCTACCCAATTTAGCCTATCCATTTGAGATAGAAGGTAAGTTTGGATTTTCCTCGGTCACCATAGATGAGGAACTGACTGCGTTTGAGGGCTTCTATCTTCGGTATTTGAAGTATGCGTTAGCAGAAGATATTGCTGATGAATACCAGATTTCTTTGACTCCATCCCAGGAAAGAAAGCTTCGACACATGGAGCGCATGATTAGAGACGTGAGCCCACCTGATCTTAGCCTAGACATTATGCAGGTTCTTGGAAATGGTCCATTCAGCCTAAATTACGGAGATGTAAATATAGGAAAAGGTTTCCGACCTTAATAGGGACTTCCTATGCCTCAAAATTTCAAAAGAATTACGCCGGAACATATTCCGGTTCCCGTAGACGTAGCTGGTTCTTCTACGTTTGGAAGAGACCCCAAGATTCAGGCGTCTCGAACTTTTAATATGCTGCTGGCAGATGGATGGTTAGTTGATACCTATGGGTACACGAATGTACTTACCTTATCCCAAGACTTTAAAGGAAGAGGTCTTTTCGCAAGCACGCGAGGAGATTTCTTAGTAGCAGTAGTCGGTGATAGCGTAGTTCGTCTCACCCCATTAATTCAGATGGGAAATCCCCTTACCACTTTCGCTTCAAATCCTATAGGAACGATAGGCTCATTTAGCGGAGATGTCTTTATTGCAGAAAACAACACAAATCAAGTGGCCTTCTGCGATCTTTCGGCTCTTTATGTCTACGATTACGTAGCCGATACCTTCCAGATAGCTGTTCTTCCACCTGGCGTAATTCCTGGATATGTAACTTATCAAAACGGTTTTTTCATAATTGTCGATCGCATTACGGCCAATTGGTATCTCTCAGCACCAGGTGATGGCCTTTCCTGGCTGTGGGGAGCGTCTGGAACTCCTGTTAGCGGGTCTATTCAAACTAAGGGTGACCTAGCCACAGCAGTAATTAGGGTAGCTGGAAGGGGGAATCTATTGTTTGTTATGGGAAGGACGGTGACAGAACAATGGACGGGCGTCCCTTCTACGTTGTTTCCTTACCAAAGAAGCACTTCTACCAATATTGATTATGGCTGTGTAAATCCAGCTACGTTGGCATCTTCAGACCAGATTACTGCTTGGTTAGGCTCAAATGAAAAGAGCGGCGCAGTTATTATGTTTTCTGAAGGAACAGATATTCAGCAAATTTCTACTGATGGCTGGAACTTCAAGTTTGCGCAATTAAAACATCCAGAAGATTCTTCTGCTTTTTTTCTAAAAATAAGTGGGCATCTTTTGTACCAGCTCACCTTCTATAATGCAGAAGATAACTTCAGCTTAATTTACGATTTCACAACAAAGAAATTTTTTGATGTAACTGATGAGAATATGAATTATCACATCCTAAGGGAAGTGGCGTATTTTGAAGGAAGGTATTACGGGATAAGTTTTAATGATGGAAATATCTATCAGTTGGAAGAGTCTACCCACGTATACAATTACGGTGACGGAGACATAAAAGAAATTCCAAGAATTCGCGTGTGCTCCAACATAAGAGCGCCGAATCAGTTGAGGTTTGTATTAACAAATTTCTCTTTCACTATGGAGCAAGGAAACGATCCTGATCACATTGTTCCGCAGCTCTCATACCAGCCTAGAGTTGCTTTGTCTCTTTCCAAAGATGGGGGCTATGAATTTAGCTCTTACCTAAGAAAAGACTTGAGACGCTTGGGAGTACGGGCTAACCGATTAGTCTGGTGGCAGTTGGGGTCCATGAATGATTTAGTTCTTCAAATCAGATACTTTGGGGAAGGACCATGGCGCTGCACCAATGGCATCGCTAACCTCTGGCAATAGGAGGAACTATGTTTATTCCAGTATGGGAAAGAAAGAAAATGGTAGGGGAAAATGGGTTCCCAACTTCCGAGATGCAAAGCTATTTCACTACTTTGATAGAAGAGATGCAGAGGAATTTATCGGAGGAAGGTTTTCAAATTCCCCTTTTAACTACAGCGCAAATTACGCAGATTGGAGCGGACCCTAATGTGCCAAATGGCAGAATTTGGTATGATACAGATGCTGATGAATATAAAGGTAAGAAGGCTGGCGTGGTAGTAACTTTTACAACTATATGAGGCGTGAGATGGATAACATTCTTTCTTCAATCGGATTTGGTGCCATTCCCGGCATGTTTATGGGAGGAAATACCCCAAATCCAGCAGATTCGGCGATGCCTTATCTTGACAGAATTCCTGGAGAAGGAGCGGCTCCTTTACGCCCTTACCAGCAAGCTGGAGAGCAGGCTCTTGGGCGAACACAAGACATTTACGACCAACTTCTAAATGATCCGGGCGAGCTGATGAAAAGGCTTTCTTCAGGGTTTACTGAGTCTCCTTCTTATCAATACGATTTAGCTGAAGCTATGCGTGGGATTAATAGCGCAGCCGCCACAGGAGGAATGTTAGGAACTCCTTCTCACCAAATGCAAGCTGGGCGCATGGCTGGGGACATGGCGAATAGAGGGTACAACGATTATCTTAAAAACATATTGGGCCTATATGGGTCTGGTCTTTCCGGAGAGCAGCATCTCACGGATATAGGTTATGGGACTGCCGGGAATCTCTCGGACCTTTTCTCAAGAAATCTTATGAATCAAGCCGGCTTAGCCTTCCAAGGTCAATCCCAGGAGAACCAAGCTAAAGCTGATCAAATGAGTAATTTAATGAGCGGTATTGGAACCGCCGCATCATTTTTCTTTTAGAGGAAAACCCTTATGGGAACCGTATTTTTAAGTAATGGGGCCTTAATGGATATCCCAACTGCCGTGAGTGATCTGGGAGATTCTGCTGTCAAAGATTATATTAAAGCGCAGCTCGGGAAATCTGGCCCAGAGAGCATAAACGAATCCGATTATTACTTTAATATCGATGACGATGTTTTAGAAACCATGGATGCCACTAAGGCCGAAGCGGTTCATGATCAGATGGTTGAAGAAAATAACAAACAAATTGGAGAAGCGGAAAAATGGTCCTCCCTGTCTTAAATTGGGCTGCGATCCAGCCTCAAGGAGACCCCACAGCTCGAGGGGCTTTTCCCGCTATGCAGAGGGGGGCGAATTTCGCCAATCAAATGCGTTCTGCACAACAGCAGAGGCAGCATGCAGCCCTTGCGAACCAGCTCCTTAATCTCCAAGTAGAAAACCAGCCCCAACTCCAGAAAGCTCAGTTGGCACAAATGCTTGCTCAAACTGAAGGGACTCAGAAAAAAACATCTTTAGCTGATTTGATAGCGGCAACACAAGCTCAAAAAGCGATTGGGGGTTCTGAGCGCTTCGGAGGTCCCTTTCAGTTGAGACAGATGTTGATGACGATGACTTCACCCGAGAGGGCGCAATTTCGCGCTCAGCATCCTCAGGCGTGGTCTCAGGCTATGGAGCAAACCGCCTCACTTGTTTCTCAACCCAGTCAGGATTCGGGAGCTCTGAAAGCTATTTATGAGAGAACTCTAGGTGGCGGAGGGGGCGATACTCTTCCGCGTTCGCCGTTAGCCCTCCCTCAAGGCGAAGACTCGTACGCTCTTAATCCTCAAGAAATTTCTAGGCTAGCATCGAGAGGAGCCGGAGCTGCACCTATGCAGCAGCCCCAACAACAAGGCATACCTGGTGCAGGAATGCAGCCGCAGGCGCAGCCTCAGCAGCCACAAGCTTTACCTTTCCAAAGCACCCCCGAACAAGTGGAGAAGCAACGTTTGTTAGCCTCTCAAACCGCCGCCCTAGGAAACGTAAGCCCTTCATTTAAAAAACAAATTGATTCCGCCGCCTCTATGCACAGACTTCTTCATGGGCCAAAATCAAAAGATTTTAGAAAATGGCTTGATCAGTCAGCTGAATATTCTGGGATTAGCGGAAGGGCTCTCCTAGCAAAAGATAAACTTGCATTGAATAAGCCAGAGCGTTACCACTCTTATTTGGCTGCGCGTAACCAGCTAATCCCAATCATGCAGGGGCTTACAACGCAAATGGAAGGCCTCGGGGTTCAGCAGGAAACGCAAAGACATGTTCGTGGATTATTTGATGCTGCGTATGGGTCTTGGTTTACTAATCCAAGTTTGGCCAGAAAATATATAGATTCAGCCCTATCTACTCTAGAAGCAGTCGAGAAATCTAGACTAGAAATATTGCCAGCTGACGTATTGAAATCTATTTATAAAGTAGATTTTGATAAAAGCAAAGATGAGCGTGCCCACGTGAGAACCATATAATATGCGAGAAATAATATTAGATGATAACAGCATTTTGGTTGTTCCTAGGGATATGCCTGTTGAGCAAATAAAGAAGATTGGCCTTGACCCAAAAGCTGTGAAGCTGGGCGGTCATAAAGATGGCGAGGACTTTGTATTTCCGTTGGAAACGCCAGACGAACAAATAGAAATATTTTTTAAGCCTTACGGAGAAGATGAGTCGAGCGACGGTCCACAAGGGATGCAGCCCCAAGGTCCTCAGCAACAACAGGGTGGCTATCTAAAAAATGCCCTTCAAAGTGGAGAGGATTTTGTTCTTGGAGCTGGAGATGCTGTAGCCGGCCTTCCCGCGGGCGTAGCTAATTTACTTATGCCTAAGGGCTTACAAGCTCAAATGCCTCAGCATAGCCATGGCGGTCCTTATGAGATAGGAAAACTAGCTGGAGATATTGGTTCCTTCATAGGAGGCGGTGGCGCTCTTAAAGGAGCCTTGAAGGCTGCTGAGGGTATTCCCGCAGCGGGCAAAGCCATATCTAAAGTTCTAGGTGGACAAACAGGTCTTTCGGCTCTAGGAAGACGCGCGGCCGGAAGTGGGCTCTATGGGGCCGCTCTTGCTCCCGAAGGAGAAGATAAAGGAGAGCATGCCGCTCAAATGGCCGCATTCTCTGCTCTTATAGATGCAGCGGGAGGAGCCGCGTCTCCTTTTATCCCTACTGAATCTCTTGCTAAAGTAATTGATCCTGCGCAGGTAATTAAAAATTTAAAGGCAGCCAAAGGAACTAAAATTCATTTGGGAGAGGTTCTGGAATCTCCTCGTTTGACGCGTCTATATGACAACATCTTAAGCCACGTACCCGGAACTGGCGTTGAAGCTACAAAAGCAGAAATAGCTAGAAATCTGAAGGGGGAAGGGGATGTCTTATTAAAAGAATTAAACCAAGGAGTTCCTCATGCGGATGTTGATACTCAGTTGGCTCAGGAACTAAAAGATTCTTATCATTCTCACATCGGTCAAAAAAAAGCACTTTACAAAAATGCGACTGACGCAGCAAAAAAACGAGGGGTAGTCATAGAAACCCCTAAATTCCTAAAGGCCGCCAAGGGGTACAAAAAAGCCATAACATCTCAACCTCTTTTAGAGTATGAGCCTACCATGAAGGATATTTTTGATAGGACGACTAAATACGAGGAGGTGGGTAAAACTGGGCATCATCCTTCTTTATCAGAGGCTAATGTATTAGCGGCGCATCTTAAAGGAAAGGGCGGGGCTTATAAAAGCTCCAAGATGATGTTGGATAGAGAGCGTGGAGGAATGTTTTCTGAGCTGGGCAGCGCTTTGAAGGAGGATATCAAGGACGTTGTTGGTCGACCAGAAAACGCAGAAATAAAAGACCTCTATGAAAAGGCAGAGAAGAATTACGCTAAAAACTTTTCTCCCTTCTTAGATCAAAATATCCTTAACGCAGTCCACGGTAAGCTCCCAGAAGAAAGATTGGCGCATACTTTTATTAAAACTGCTAAAGATAGGGATGAATCTGGTTTGGTAGAAAAACTAGCCGGTCGCCTTGGGGAGCGAGGAAAGAAGTTATTGCTAGGAAGTTATCTGGGGAGAGCCAAAGGTGGAATAGAAGAGGCCACTAATCCGCAAAAATTGACTGATTTGTGGGGCAAAAAGCTAGGGAGAAATCAGAGAAAGGCCTTGGTTCCAGAAGAATCTGAGCGTAATGCTTTGGATAATTATACTCGTCGAGTAAGCATGAGCGAAAAAGCTTTGAAAGGAAAGGCTAACCCGCTCACTGGGCACAGCCGTTTAGATGCACTATTGATAGGGGGTGCGGAGATAGGAACTATTGCAGGCGCGCTATTACGCGGGGATTTAGGGATGGCTGCAACTACAGCGGGCACTCTTGGGGCTCTTTCTTTAGGTGGGCGCGGTGCCGGTCGATTATTAGAATCTGAAGCCTTTAGAGAGAAATTAGCTTCAACTCTCTTATCTCAGGCTAGAAAAGGAAGGGCGCCTCATACGACTAGACATATGATACAAGACGCCCTGAAAGCTACCTTAGGTGCAGCAACAAATTAATCCTTTTTTTCGGTTTCCGTGGAAATCTTTTTTTCCTCATTTTTTCTATCTTCAGCGAACTCTTTCGCTTCTTGCTGGAGAAGGTCGGACCGAATGATGTCAGCATTGGTTTTGTACAATTCATCCAACAGGGGTCCCGTATCGTATTTAATATCTTTGAGACGCTCTAGTAGTTCCTCGTGTCTTTCGTCGACATGGGCTTGAACCCCCATCCCGCATTTGTGGACATGAAACCAAAGCGGTACGAATAAGCACAAAAGCATTAGAAATAGTAACATAAGATAATTCTCCATAAGTTAAGTTGAACACACCAATAGGTTACTTAACTTTTTTTAGAATGTAAAGTAAAAATACATAATAGGAAAGAGCACATGCCTTTACCTCTTAACTTTGTAAGTGGCCCTAACCTGCAAGAAAACTTCTTGTTCAACGGATTGCCCGTAACGGGAGAAGTTCGTTCTTTTTCTGATATAAATCGCACAACTCCTAAATCTATTTTTGTTCAGAGCGGTAGCCCTCCCAATTACATGGTTACTCCTCTTCCTAATCCCACGCCTATTGCAGCTGGAATTCTCCAAGATGGGAGCAACAACGACGTAGTTCCTGTTTATAACATCGTAGATGCGATTGGGGACGTAGAGCTTTATTTTATAGAGGTATACGATTCTTTAGGAAACCTTCTTTTCACCAGAGAAGGCTGGCCGCAAGGGGTAGATACTCAGAGTACGGGAGAAATTTTACACGCAGAAAACTTCATTACGAACGGACAATTCAGGTGGAATCTTCCCCTACCTGTTGATGCGGCAGGTGGGTTTGCAGCAGGAGAAGTGCGCGCTCCTGTTACGTTCATAGCTCCTGGTGGATGGCAGTTTGTAAGAAGCGTCGCTTCAACAGCTACGGATTTCATAACCTTTTTCAGATACCCGCAGTATGTTGTTAATCCTTCGGGGAGCCCTCGTTTTGCGCTAGAGCTTCAAACAACCGTCCCAGATGCCGCTTCTACTGTAAATGACGTAAGGCATCTCTGGGGAGATGTCAATAAGTTTGCATCCACTACTCAGGAATACACCTTTTGGTTTAACGCACAAACCTTAGATGGGGCTACACGTGTAGCTCAATTAGTTTTGAGATTAGAGTACGGGAGTGGGGGAACTGTTTCTCCTCCAACTGAAGTTGTTTTGACGACCTTTAGTATTACTCCAACCTTAGAGTCTTTTATCCATAGCTTTACTTTTGGAATTCCTGGTGGCGCGAATATTGGGACGAACAATGATGATAGTGTGTCTCTTAGCCTAAGGTTCCCTACAAATGTTGCTCAACACTACCGCATGACAGACTTTGTAATGGCGGAAGGAAATCTAGCAATCTCAGAATTTCCGGTCACCACAGACAGAGATTTCGTAACGAGAAGCCTAACTAATAAAGTTTATACGACCGATGATCTTTATTTGCCCGTGGTGTTTACTCCGGAAGGATT